ATTTTAGAATATAAGAAAATGACATTCAAGAAGCCTTTCGGGGCTTCTTTTGTTGTTCATGAATTGAAGGAGGTGACCGCGTATACGAAAGCTGAAGAAATACAAGCCAACCAGGTTTATGAATAAAGATAGCCATTATGACAAAGCAACAGCGGACTACGCGGTCGGATTTATAGAGTGTCTATCGCATACGAAAGGGACATGGGCAGGAAAACCCTTTGAGCTCATTGACTGGCAGGAGCAAATTATCCGCGATGTATTCGGAACTATTAAATCAAATGGGTATCGGCAGTTTAACACAGCTTATGTGGAGATCCCTAAAAAGATGGGCAAGTCGGAGCTGGCAGCCGCTGTGGCACTTCTTCTTACCTGTGGTGACGGTGAAGAACGAGCTGAGGTTTACGGCTGCGCTGCGGATCGTAACCAGGCATCCATCGTCTTTAATGTGGCGGCTGACATGGTGAGACTATGCCCGGCACTATCAAAGCGAGTGAAAATCCTTGATTCACAAAAGCGATTAATATATTTACCAACCGGGAGCATTTATCAGGTGCTTTCTGCAGATGTTTCAAACAAACATGGATTCAACACCCACGGGGTAGTATTCGATGAGCTCCATACACAGCCTAATCGGAAACTTTTTGATGTTATGACCAAAGGAAGTGGTGACGCAAGAATGCAGCCACTGTATTTTCTTATCACTACAGCCGGTAACGATACAAACAGCATTTGTTATGAGATTCATCAAAAGGCACAAGACCTTCTTGATGGTAGAAAAAACGATCCGACATTTTACCCAGTGATTTACGGGGCGGATGAAGCGGATGACTGGACCGACCCGAAGGTGTGGAAAAAGGCAAACCCCTCGCTTGGAATTACGGTGGGCATTGATAAGGTGCGGACGGCCTGTGAGAGTGCAAAACAAAATCCTGCAGAGGAAAACAGCTTCAGACAGCTACGACTCAATCAATGGGTCAAGCAGGCAATCCGATGGATGCCTATGGATAGATGGGATAAGTGCTCATTCACAACCGATCCCGATTCGCTTGCTGGACGCGTTTGCTATGGCGGGCTCGACCTTTCAAGTACGACGGATATTACGGCATTTGTTTTGGTTTTCCCACCAGAAGAAGAGGACGACAAGTTTATCATTCTTCCTTACTTCTGGATGCCTGAAGAAAATATTGACCTGCGTGTACGACGCGACCATGTGCCTTATGACATTTGGGAGAAACAAGGGTACCTTAAAACGACTGATGGTAATGTTGTTCACTATGGTTTTATTGAAGCATTCATTGAGAAACTCGGAGAGAAATACAACATTAGAGAAATTGCCTTTGACCGGTGGGGAGCTGTTCAAATGGTTCAAAACCTTGAAGGCATGGGATTTGTAGTTGTTCCTTTCGGACAGGGATTTAAAGACATGTCTCCACCAACAAAGGAGCTCATGAAACTGACGCTAGAAGAAAAGCTGGCTCATGGAGGGCATCCCGTTCTCCGATGGATGATGGACAATATCTTTATTCGTACTGATCCTGCCGGGAATATCAAACCGGATAAAGAGAAGAGTACTGAAAAAATTGATGGCGCTGTAGCAACAATCATGGCTCTTGATCGTTCACTACGCTCAGAACGAAAAACAAGCGTTTATGATGATCGAGGGATCCTAGTGCTAAACTAATACACAAATCTCAAGATTAACTTGCTATATATAGCTTTTATAGTGATATATGTAATAACAAGATAACCGAGGAGGGTTTGTGTATGAAAAAAGGTGATTTCCTAGTCACAAAGAATGGCAAGACAGTCTGCAAAATCATAGGTAAATGGGGCAGCGACTTCATTCTTGAGAATATCAATGTCGCGGATGAAGATGTGATGATGTATGGCGAGACAGAGCTTCAGAGCCTGATTGAAGAAGGTGCATTCCGAAAGCCCCACCCAACGGGAATTAAGGTACAGGATACCATAGCAGTTGAACTCTTGAAAGGACTTATAGAGATGGTTGAAGGAGATCTTGAGACAATCGGAAAGAAGGTCAACATCACTGCTCAGAAGTATGCGAGCAACATCCTTGAGGAACTCAAGAGTGCCTTGGAAGAGTTGGAGGAAGAAAGATGAGTGATAGGTTTTTCACCCAAACACGCTGCGATAGGTGACACATGGAACTTAAGAATGGAAGGATAATGTCGATGTTCAACACAGACTGCATTTGCATGGAGTGCCTGGTAAAGGAGACTAAGGACAAGTAATACAAGAAGGCAGTCGAAGCAGAGAATGCTGAGATTAGGAAAGGCAACTTTGATTACGAAGGGATCCGAGGAGGAAAGCGCAATGGCTAAGGCTGTTTTTTAAGGAAGCCGGTTAATGTTGAGGAGCTCAAGTCGAGGATTTCAAGGCCCTCTGAAGGCACACAGTATGTCATCGAAGAGATTGTGGAGCTTACCCAAGTTGAATATGACAACTTTGCGGCTAACCTTTTGGATGACTATCCTTTTATTGAGCAGAACCTACATGCAATGTACGTGGACACCAATGGAGTTTACCACTGTATTTATGTAAAGGCTGAGGGAGCTAAGAAAGGTGTGCTTTGTGAATCTGAAGGTTACAGTTTTTGCCGATATGCGAGCTAATATACTGAACCAGGACTTATAACGGACAATCTTAAGGAGCAAATTTTGGACATCCGAGATTCAGGCAAATATTCAATGTTTGATATCTACGGTGTCCAGAGAGAAGCCTACAACAATGACTACTTTGAACTTGTATTGTTTATCGACGAGTACAAGAAAGAATACCTGGAATTCATACTTTATGGAGAATAGAATTATCAGCCAAGCACTTCGAAAGAGGTGCTTTTAGTTTGCACAAAATTAGTTGGAGGAGGTAGAAAATGCAGATACCTATACTTGGAAGGCTATTCAGGTCAAGAGATAAGCCAATCGCAAATACATACTATGGAAGCAACTACAGTTTTTTTGTTGGAAGCACCAGTAGCGGCAAAACAGTGAACGAGAGGACAGCAATGCAGACCACAGCGGTGTATGCGTGTGTCAGGATCCTTGCTGAAACAATTGCTAGCCTGCCGCTTCATGTATATGAGCATACACTAAGTGGCAAGGAAAAGGCCCTGGACCACAGGCTTTACCGAATTCTCCATGATGAACCAAATCCTGAGATGACTTCATTTGTGTTCAGAGAAACACTTATGAGTCATCTTTTGCTTTGGGGCAATGCTTATGCTCAGATCATTAGAGATGGTAGAGGAAATGTGTTGTCACTGTATCCGCTGCTCCCAGACCGAATAGCAGTAGATAGGAACTCAAATGGAGATCTGATTTACGAATACAGGAATGAATTAGGTTCAACCAAGCTCAGACGAGAGGACGTGCTTCACATTCCAGGGCTAGGCTTTGATGGATTGGTTGGATACTCGCCAATAGCCATGGCAAAGAATGCTGTGGGAATGGCCATAGCGACAGAAGAGTATGGAGCAACATTCTTCGCTAATGGGGCTAATCCAGGCGGAGTTCTCGAGCATCCGGGTGTTGTTAAGGATCCTAAGCGAGTAAGGGATAGCTGGAATGCTGTATACCAAGGCAGCGGCAATGCACATAGGGTAGCTGTCCTCGAGGAAGGAATGAAGTTTCAGAGCATTGGAATACCGCCTGAGCAAGCACAATTCCTGGAGACAAGGAAGTTCCAGACTGAGGAAATTTGCAGGATATTCAGGGTGCCACCACATCTTGTTGCATCCCTTGATAGAGCTACATTCTCGAATATCGAACACCAGTCGATAAGCTTCATAGACAACACAATAATCCCCTGGGTATCAAGGCTTGAGCAATCCATGCAAAAGGCCTTGTTTTCATATGACGATAAAAATAAGTACTTCGTTAAATTCAACTTGAATGGAAGGCTTCGAGGCGATGCAGCTTCAAGAGCAAGCTTCTATCAGACTATGAGACAGAACGGAATAATGTCAGCAAATGACATAAGGGAGTTGGAGGAGATGAATCTTATACCAGAGGAGCTTGGAGGAAACAAGTACATGGTAAACGCTGCAATGATCGATATGGCTGATGTGAGTGCATTACCAGCTACAACTGCTGAAGGAGGTGAGAAAGAAGATGAAAAGGAAGTTTTGGAACTTCATGGAAGGGAGCGAAAGCCGAACGCTATA